AGCTTCTGTTACAGGTGATAACTCGGTTAGTATTGGTTATAATTCATATACGAGTGGAAATTATGCACTAACATTAGGTGTTGGTGCAACTTCAAGCGAAAACGGAGCATACCAAATAGGTTGGGGAGATAATAGCACACCCTATTCATTAAAAATTGGTTTTTATGATGAAACCAATGAAGAGTCCTATAACTGGGATATTTTAAATGGTCTAACTGGTTATATTCCTAACGCTCGCATTAATATGGACTCTGCTCCAACTTCAAATAGTACAAATACTGTTACATCTGGCGGTGTTTATACAGCTATTGCAAACGCTCTTACTGGTGCTTTAGTATATCAAGGAAGCTGGACAGCTACGGGGCAAACAGACTATTCTTCAATTACTTTACCAGTTAAAAAAGGATATATGTATTCTGTATCAGGAACAGCAACTATTGGTGGGATTGAATGGAACTCAGGTGACTATCTCGTAATTAATAAGGATATTGCGGCAGGTGGAACAATTACATCTTCTGATGTAGATAAGATTGATAACACAGAAGGAAGTGACATTGTTCGTTTAAGTGCAACTCAAACATTAACAAATAAGACCATTGACGCTGATGATAATACTATAACTGATTTAGAGGTAGATAACTTTAAGTCTGGTGTAATTGTAACTACAGTTGGTTCTACTGGTTCAGATAGTGCTATTCCAACAGAACAAGCCGTAAGAGAAGCCATATCAGCCACAAAAGCAACTTTTACTAACCCTGCTTTGACAGCTTCTGGCGGTCAAGTAACGTGGACAATCTCTACAGCTTTAGCTCCAGACTGCATTGTATCAGTAAGAGAAACAAGCGGTGGAACAGAAGTTTATACTGAAGTTGTTTATGGTAGTGGAAGTATTACAATAAAGATGAACGCTTCAGGTGATATATCAGCAGGAGTATATACAGCAGTAGTTCTCGGATAGGAGTAAGAAATGAGTAAGTTTCTTAACATTTCAACAGATAATACTTTGGGTGGAAACAACGCCAGTAATGAGGTTGTCTCCTCTCAAAAAGCTATTAAAGATTATGTTGATAATAATTCTTCTACCTATACTGCTGGAACTGGTATAGATATAACCAATGATGTGATAAGTGTAGCTGCTCCGACTTTGGTAAATAAAGCTACACAAACTGATAGTGTTGCAATATTAACAAATAGTACAAACTCTGCTCATAATACTGTTGCTATAGGGTATGCCGCTTATTGTCCTGATTATAGTGGTGTTGCTGTAGGTACTAATACTCAGGGTAGTTATATGGCAACTGCTGTTGGTGGTTCTGCAAAAGCTACAGGTGAAGGATCAGTCGCCCTTGGTATAGATGCTAAAGCATCAGGTAATTATTCAATTCAATTAGGAAAAGGTACGAACTCTGAAGCAAATAGTTTCTATGTAGGGACTTCTAGTTCTAATAACTGGAAAATGCTTGATAGCGCAGGCTTAATCCCTGAAGCTCGTATAAGTTCAAATATAGCTCGTACTTCTAGTATTCCAACAGTTGACCAAACCTATGACGGAACTTCTACCAATGCTCAATCTGGTGTGGCAGTAGCTCAGGCTTTATCTTCTGTATCTGTTAGTAAGGATAATCTATCAATTACAAACAACTCGAACAATCAGCTCCAAACAGTAGGTGTGATTGACCAAAATGATACTACACAAGCCATAAAGACATGGACAGGCACTTTAGCACAGTATAATGCCATAGTGACCAAAGACGCAGATACTTTGTATAACATCACAGATGATACAGCAGGGGGAAGTAGCGTTTATACAAAGAGTGAAGTTGATAGCTTAATCTCAAATTTTCTTACTAACGAAACAACAAGTGCAAGTAGTAAGTATGTTTACATAGGAGATTTACTCATCCAATGGGGTGTAACATCTGTCTTGTCGGTTCCTGCTTATGGTGATGCTTCGGCAAATATTTCCTTACAAAAGAAGTTTTCTAATTCTAATTATACGGTGTTGGTTAGTCATTATAAAGGCGGTGGCGGTTATGCTGCCACAATTCCTAATACAACAGGTCATCAGGTAGGTTCTTTTACTATACACGTTTGGGGTCAAAATGGGGCAGGTACGACACAGGTTGCTTGGATTGCAATAGGAAAGAGAGGTTAATATGACATTACGTTTAGGAGATACATTAATAGCAGGGAGTGGTGCTAATCAAGACCTCTCTAACCTAACCAGTACAGGAAAAGCTGTTATTGATGGACAATGGGTGGACTCAAGTCTTACTCTTGAAAACGGTACTGTAATTACGACAACATCAACCGTAGGGCAAGGATTCACTTATGATTTGTCCAATTATTTACCAAATGATGGAAACAAATACGAAATTTTATTAAATATCGAAGCCAATGGAGATTATCAAGGTTTTTATACAATATATGCAGTCGCTTTCGGTAGTACAGGTTGCACAATGTGTAAAAATTACAACTCAGCAGGTTCTTGTGTTATGGGTGCAAACTCTATAATTCCAATGGGGACAAGTAGAACTTTATATATTACTCTTGTTAATACAGCAGAAGCAACTCTTTGGTGGAATATTTTTGGATATAGACGAATTGGAACAAATCAATAGGAGATAGATATGTATTACGTTTTTATTAAAAACAATCAAATCGTAGGTTCAGGGCAAGCAAAAAGAATTGATGATGGGGTTATTTGTATAGAAATTACAAAAGACGAGTTTGATAACATTTCAAACTATGTTTGGGATGGAGAGAAGCTTATTATTGATGAAAACTTCACCGCTAAAAAACGTGAAGTAAAAAAAGTTCGTGAGCAATACTTTGCTGAGCATGTGGATTTCTACCAATCTAAACCTTTAATGTGGGAAGAACTTGATGAAACCCTAAAGCAAGATATTGCTGACTATCGCAAGTATCTTATGGACTACACCAAAGAGGAGAACTGGTGGGAGAAAAATCCACTAAACTTTGAGGAGTGGAAAAATGTTAACTTGGCTTAAAGCCTTTTTAAATTGGGAGAAGGAAAATGACAGAGTGGGAGAAAAGACTTCAATTTCATGAAGGGTTTAAAGACAAAAAATATAAATGCACGGCCGGAAAGTGGACAATAGGGTATGGCCATAATCTTGAAGCAAGACAGTTTACCTTGGAAGAAAAAAAGGCCCTTGGAGATTGGGAACGTGGTATAACAAAAAATGCAGCGGCCATGCTTCTCCGAAATGATATGGAAATATGCTTGGAAAAATTAAAAACACTTGGATATTGGTACTATCTTGACAAAGACAGACAATATGCTTTACTAGATATGTGTTATCAATTAGGATGGGACGGACTAAAAGGGTTTAGAAAAATGCTTGAAGCTATCCGGACAAAAGATTATAACGAGGCCGCAAAACAATGCGTGGAAAGTAAATATGGACGGATTGACACTCCGACAAGAGCTAAAAGAATTGCCTATCTGATAAAGACGGCACGTTGGATTGAAAGTTCAAGTGATTTAAAGGACATAAAGATATGAAATACTTTGATTTAAACAGATTGTGGAGTTATCTGATAGCGACTTTAGGTGCGTTTTTTGAGCCTATAAGTGCCTTAATAGGGTGGATGCTTATTTTTATTATATCAGATATGGCTACCGGAATATATGCAGCATACTGCAAATCAGAAAAGATTACATCAAATAAAATGCAAAGGACAGTGGTTAAATTTTTAATGTACGGCGGATCCATAATGCTCCTAGAAGGGTTTGATAAGTATTTTGTAACAATTGCCGATATAGGATTTGCTAAGATTGGTGCAACCCTAATATGTGGTATTGAATTATATTCGATATTTGAAAATTGCTACAAAGCAACCGGAAACATTGTGTTTAAGGTATTAACAAACTGGACTAAAGAAAAAGTAGAAGAAAAAATAGGAGTTAAAATAGATGATAAATAATATTGTTATAAGTTTAACATCAAGCCTTTTGTGGCGAGTTCGTGGGGGCTTGAGATTTTGGGGATATAAACTTCCATTGAATAAAGTATGGTTTGCGTTATTTTATGCCGGGGCATATTGCTATCTTACATACTGGAATTTAAACGATTATATTATATGTTCCATTGCCACATTTACATCATATCAGGAATACGGATGGGGTGAATATATTGGATGCTTAATTTGCGGTGACAAACCTTCCGGGCGTTCAGATTGTCCTTTGGTTGATGACATTATTGACACATTAAGAATAACAATCAATGCCAGAGATATAAAAATAGGAAAATTTACTATCCATATTCCACAAATAAATTGGAAATTAACTGATCATCCAGTTTTGTTTGGGTGGGTAGGTCTGTCACTTCGCGGACTCCTTATGACATTTATGATTGGATTAGCATTCAGAAGCGTTCCATATATGCTGTCCGGATTAGCGATGGGAACTGTTTATTGGATAGGTGGACAGCTTAATAAAATCAAAGATGATGGCAAATGCGGATGGCGATGGGCGGAGTGGCTGTATGGATTTTATTTGGGAGAAGTTTTATGCGTTATTTTCAGGCCATAATTTTAGCATTGTGCATAATATTTGGATTTTTAGCATACTATTATCATGATAGAGCAAATTCCTATTGTGAACTATGGAAAAACAGCCAAGCAAACAACGAATATCTTATTAAACAGCGGAGGGAAGACAATGAAAAAACATTGGCAATCAGTGAACGAAATAGAGAACTTGAGAAAGCAACCAAGATGGATAAATCATCTTTTGATTGGAATTACGATATTAGTCATTCTCCTGTTATTCTGCGGTTGCAGTCAAACAAAGGTAGTTTACGTTGAGCCTGAACGTGTGCCTATCACTTGTATCGACCACATTAAAACACCTATAGACATGGCAAAGTGCTTATCAGAATACAAAATCCGATACTAATTTGCAGAAAGTTCGTTGAAAATGGAACAAAAAGATGAAAAAAAAGAGGAAATTCATTGGGAACCGGTAGCAAAAGATGATCCGGAAAAGCACCAAGAGTTATCTCCTACAATGAAAAGAATAATGGAATACCACAAAAACTATATAAAATTCTGGCGTATAAAAAATGGGATTGACAGATAAAAAAAGATGTTATCATAAAAGACATAAAATAATATAGTTTTCGTTATTTTATAACTCCGTTGCGTGAGGGGTGGAAACACCTCTCACTTTTTTGTAGATAATATTTTTGCAATTTACAGATAATGTTTATTTAAAATCTACCAAAAAATATTTATTTTCAAAAATTTAGCAAACCAAAATTGTAGATATGAAATCTGTATTTTGTAGATATTTATTTTTCCACAATCTCTCCATAGCATTGACAAATCCATCGATTTGTGTAAACTATAATTGCATTTATGCAAGACTTTTTAACTGGGTGCGCTTGCAGCAATGCAGGCGCATTTTCTTAAATGAAAAAGTTTGTTTATTTAGTTCATGTCGACCGATACACCGGCTACTTTAACCCTTTTAACTGGGATATTGACTATGCACCAAATCAGCAAAGAACTGAATTTATCCAAAGTGTCGTAAAGAAATTCCACCCGGAATATCAAATCCATTGTGTTCACGATGAAGAAATTGAAAAAGCGGTATTAAACAAAATAAAAAACGATACCCAAAAAAAGTTGTTGACAATTAAACAAAAAACACTATAATCCATAAATGTATATTTCATACTCAGTCTCCAGAGAGTAGCACCACGATCTTTTAGTCCGTCGTGGTGTTTTTTTTGCTTGACTTCCTTGTTTTTGGTAGTATAATAGCCTTGTAATTAGGCAATAGGAGTCAAAAATGAGTATAGGAAACCTTAATAAAGAACATTGTTGGAGAGTTTTATCCGCTCTCGGTGTTAATGTAGTATACAACTACGAAGATTTAAATAAGGTTATAGAAAAGCTCAAGCTCCTAAAACTTGAAATTACAGTACAACAACTTTGGTAAATGGAGACAGAACTATGATAGATATAGAAGAACTAATACCGCTGATAGAGTGGGGATGGGTAACCATGAATTCTGAACAAAAATGGACATGGTGGCCAACACTTCCAAAATTGGATAAAGAAGGACACTGGAGCGGTGCATTCAACCCAAAAGCAAAATACTACCCATACCAATTGGGTGCGATGTTTAAAATAAGGCCTGTAGCTGATCACACAAAAGCATTATATAAATGTGGGAGATAGGACTATGATACAACTCGAAAAAATATCAGATGAAGAATACTTTAAAATACCGGCAATATCGGCAAGCCAACTAAAGCAATACGATAAAGGTGCATACTACTTTTGGAAATCATCGCCGTTTAATCCGGAAAAGAAACCGGAAGAAGAAAGCAATGCATTGGTGTTCGGAAAGCTATGCCACTGCCTACTTCTTGAACCTCAATTGTTTGATCAAGAATATCTGGTGGCCGACTTCGGAAAGCTCCGAACAAACAAAAAGTACTTCGACATTAAGGCCGAAAATCCCGGAAAGATTATAATCACACCGGAAGAACTAACACACGCAAGGACAATGATAGAACAGGTCCACAATCATAAACTGGCAAGCACAATCTTAAACGGAGCGACGGCTGAAATGCCATTTACTTGGATCGATAAAGAAACCGGACTTCAATGCAAGGCAAAATTAGACGCAATCAAAAGGACAAAGGCCGGTATAGTTGTGATAGACTACAAAACAAGTTCAGACATATATAGTGTGTTAAACTGGCCACAAAAACTCCAGTACCCATTACAATCGGACTTTTATTGCCGGGCCGTGGAAGAAAAATACGGAGAAAAGCCGATAGAGTTCGTCTTCATTATCCAATCAAATAAAGAAGATGAAGAGGATATCGTCTGCGTGGCAAACGTGGAATACGAGAGTCAGGAAGTAGCCAAAAGCATTATAACTCATCATATGTATGAAATAAGAGATAAGCTTATGCTATGGGAACAGACACACGACAAAAACATATGGGCAGCGTTCCCAGAACGCGTAGAAATGAAATATAGCAACTGGTACATGGAGAAATAAGATGGGTGAAATAGCAGATGCATACATATGGGGTGAGATGAATGGTATTGATATGAATGATAATCCCGAAGCGTGGATTCAATACTATAAAGAACTTGATGAAGAAGAATTTAGAAAACAAGAAAATCAAAGGAAGCGTAAAGCAAATTCAAAGAAATACAGACAAGCTCTATTAGATAAAGGTGGTAAACAGATACCGAATACACCTATTATAAAATTAGGCGATTGGATATGTTATTATAAGAATGGTTGGGCTCACGATAGACACAGACAATGGATAAAAATATCTTTGGATAAATTATTACAGGAGAATGAATAATGACGATACTAAAGACGGTAGACGGCCAAGAAATAGACACGGAAAAATTCCAAGGTTTTGGTACATTTAAAAAATATGTCCAGGAAAACATTGATCCAGAATTTGGAACCGGCAGTAATAAAAGAAAAACAACGTATGAAATAGAACTATCCGCAACAAAAACTGTTGATATGTCATTGATATTGACTATAGAGGCAAACACAAAAAAGGAGGCAGAAAAGAAAGCGATTGAAGAGGCAAAAAGAAATGTATACCGGAGTGATTGGCAAGAAGGACTTCATGACGAAATAACAGATATTCAAATTGAAAATGTAACCATATCGGAGGATGATGAACAATGAAATTTATAGAAGCATTTGAAGAAATGAAAAAAGGTAAAAAAATATATGCCAAACATCTTATATATCCTATATTTATAACAGATTATACAGACGAGGAAGGGACTCACAAAGAAATATGTTTTGAATTAAATGGGATACATAAAAATACATTGGATTATGAAGACATAACATCAGAAGAATGGGAGGTTGTAGATGAGTAAAAATTTAATACATATATGCGAAAAATATGGTTTTAATGTTTCCCATGAAGAAGACTGTGTTACATTACAACAATACACACCAGAAGGGGAAGACTGGAATCTATACTTTGATAAAATAGAAGACATAGTTGATTATTCTGAGAATTATGATCCGGAAGAAGACTTCAAAATATGGATGGAAGCAAGGGGAAGAGTGGCAGGGGTTCCTGAACCGGCAGCATTATGGCAGGATCAACTATGGAAACAACATATTTTAAAAGAAATAGTAGATTGTTATAATGATGTTAAGTCGCCGTCAAATAAGAAAATAAACCCATTTAGTAAGAAGGCCATAGAAAAGAAAATAAAGGAATTTGTTGCCGAAAAATACGGAAAGCATGAACTCGAAAATCCAAGTTGGAATATAAAAGAATTGGCTAAACACATCGCAAAAGGAGAAGTAAAATGAAATTTGAAATATCAAGAGCAAGCCTACATTTTAATGAAAAAATAAAACCCTGCAATAACGCAATTTTTAATAAAGATAAAAACAGATGGGAAATAGAAATAAACACGGTGGAAGAGTTGGTAAACCTCGACGACAACGGAGTTGTTGTAAACAATTCAAATGAATATAATCCACTTCCTACAATTATAATATACGACGATTATTTGGAGTAGAGACATGATAATAGCATGGTGGCATATCGATCATCCCAGGGCAGTAAACATAGACGATGAAGAGAATGTTCCTTGGCTTAGTGCAAATTGGGTTGAATGGCGACCGGCTCAACCGGAAGAAATAGAATTACATAAACAAGGAAAATGGGGGTACT